TACTTTAATGGAAGGTGTGAGACAAGAGTACTCGCTTCCGTTGCTATAGTTGTAATTTATTAAATTTTATGAGTTTTACGATGAGTTTGTCATGGACAGTAATTATTTATAATTAAATTTCTAAAAGAGGTGCGTTGTATCTAACCTCTTATATTATAAAGGTATTTGATACTATATGACACAGTATTTATTTATGCTAGAACAGTATTTTTGAATTTTAAGTGACAAGGCAGTTCTCCATAGGGAGGAAAGATGTTTTGCTTATTATAATGATTAAATCAAGTTTATTCTATATTAGATAATATTGTAACGTATCGGCAGAAGCCCGATTGTTATATTTTATTAATTATTGGCATTTTATAATGTTATTTACAGCAAAAAGATTATAAATTTTATTTAAATTATGCATTATTGTGGAAGATGATGTATTTGGAATTTATAAGACTCCGGTGTATATGCCGGGATCGAGAGATCAAATTATAACGAAGGGTGGATCTCGTGTAGAGAGGACGGCCATCCTGATCGTAGGACATGCGATGTTTACTACGGCACCGAAATGGAACCAAAAATAGAGGCCCTCCGGGGTACGTGTCAAAATAAACGATGTAATTCCTAGGGATTGATTTACCCTATCCCACGATAGAAATATTGTGGTTATCACAACTTGAATTGCTCAACAAAACCAAAACCAAAACCAAAACTTGCAGTTTACAGATTTCTCTAAATTTGTAGAGGTGGATGCCTCGAAAATGATTACTATGTCATCATATTCCGATATGTTGATAAACCCCAAACTTAGTGCAGCCAGTCAATATAGGCGCAAAAAGGGAGGGAAAAAAGGAAAGTCTGATGTTTTGAATCAAAAAGAGACAACAGATGCACGTTATAAACGTGTAGTGGAGGAGTTGGAATATGCTAGATTGCATAAAAAATGCGTTAAAAAGCTTGTAAAAGAGCTAGAATGCATTAAAAAGAAACGTAAAAAATACAAAGACATGGCTGTTGCTATGGGTATGCCTATTAAGGAACGCTTTGGTGTTCCAGTTTTGGATATTGTCAATGCTTTGATTGAAGCAGCAAAATTATCCAGAACATTAATTGGTGAAGATACCTTACGTCTTTTGTTAGATGTTTTAGTTTCTTTATACAACATTTATAAAAGTGTTGATTGGAAAGGTGTTATTATTAATTTAACTAATTTATTATCCAAATTTTTATCAACTGAATGTGTTGAAACTGCTTTATTGTGGTTTCGCAATTCTTTTACCTGTTTTGCTCAGGCAGATGGAGATACCGGATGGAGATCAGTTATTTCTCACTTTTTTGATACTGTTGATAGTACTATTAATGATGCATTATGGTCAAATATTGAAGTATTTGTCCAGAAGTTGATTTTATTGTATACTTCAACACGTAAATTAGTATCTTTTGAAAGTATTGATTTTAAAATCGTACATGCTAAATTTAATGATTTTAAATCATTGATACCAGAATGTCAGGATATTATTAATCTTTTCTTTCAAGGATATGAATTTATAACTGGTAATTGGAAACATATAGTTACTGGTGATTGGAGTAAATTATCTCTTGGTAAAGAAGAATCTCGATCTCTTGAAACAGAAGTTCGAGTCTTAGAGACAGCATACAATTATGTTGTTGCCAATCAAGAAATTGCTCTTAAGGAGCATTATGATATGACTCCTGATCAATATGAGACTAGGATGACAAAAGCTTTAAAGAAAGCTGAGAATCTTATGACTCAATGTACAAGTATTCAACAAAAGTTGTGTATTTCACAATTTATTAAATCTTTAACAGAAAAACAGCATAATTTATGGGCTCGTAAAGCAGATGCTCCTACTAAGGAACAAGCTTGGGCTGTTAAATTATCTGGACCTTCTAATTGTGGTAAATCTACAATGGTTAATTTATTGTGTAAAACAATTTTGAATGCTTATGGTCATGATCCGAAAAATAATGGATTGACCGTGATTACCAATATTGATGAACGATATGAATCTTCTATTAAACCTTCTCATAAGGTTATTATAGCTGATGATGTAGCTAATAATGCTAATTCTAAGCCAAATTATGATAGAATTTTAAATTATGTCAATACAGTTCCCCGTGCTTTAGAGAAAGCAGGAGTTACTGATAAAGGTAATCAATATCCATGTAATGATGCTTTAATAGTGACAACTAATGTAGAATCATTACGTGCTGAAGAATGCTCAGCATGTCCCGAAAGTATTCTTCGTCGTTTCAATTTAGATGTAGAAGTACATATTAAACCTCAATTTGCAACTGATTATGGCGGATTAAAAATCCAAGATGATATTCGCTTTGATGTTTATAATCTAATTTTGAAACGATTTTCAAGTTATGACCGAGAAAGTGGGTTAATACTTTGGGATATTATTCCTAGACAAGTATGGAATCCAGCTAATCGTGATGACTTTCCTGCACTTTGCCGTTTTGTTGCTAGTGATATAGCAGCTCATAAAGTGCGCCAACAAAAACAATCCGAGATGCAAGAATCTTTGAGAGAATGTGCATTTTGTGAAGTATGTCAAGTTCCACAAATTGTTTGTACATGTTGTCCCATGGCTGAGACTCAATCTTTAGCTACTATGTGGAACGAATATAGTACAAATGAATTATGGAGAGCTAGGCGTACTCTTACAAGTATATCTTCTTTCTTTACAGATTGTTATAAGAATACATTGTTTTGGCAACGTATTTTTAGAGATAGGGTTT